CGGAGTCCGCCTTGGCTCCAGCCTCCGACACCCGCTCGTGCACCTGACCCTGAGCGAGGGACGCGCCGTCGTCGGTTGTCATCGTCTGTAGGAGGACGACCTTCGAAATGCCCGAGTCGATGCGCGCCACGAACTTGTCGTAGTCGCCACCGGAGTCGCGAGCGGCCGTGGAGAGCTCGGCCTCGACGTTCTTGGGAATGACGAGCGCGCCCCCAACCCCGAATGCGCGCGCATCCGCCGCGAGCTTTCGCCTTGCCTCCTCGGGTGTGCCGACTGGCACCTTCAGGAGTGGCGTGGGCGTCGCGAAGTTCTCCAGGAACTGCGCCCAGAACTTGAAGGCGTTGCGCTTGAACCACACGAGCCAGTAGAGGACGTGTCCGAGTCCGCGGCCGTGGGGGTCGTCGTCGTCCTCCGCGCCCCACGTCGAAGTCCAGAACTTCCGGTCCGGCATGCGGACCTTCTGGGGATCGACCTGGTAGAGGTGGCCGTCTCGACCGAAGCGGAAGCGGCCCGCGCGCCGCGCCCGGATATCCGAGATGATGACGCGCCCAAAGGGATCGACGTCGTACATCAGCTCGGAGACAGAGTAGCCGCAGATGATGGAGACCAGCATGCGGGACGTCGAGCGGTCCCACCGGAGACGCTTGAGCTGCTCGCGTAGGTGGTCCGCGGCAGCCCGGTCGAGGTCGCTCGGGCCGCCCGGCTCGACGATCGTCTCGCGTGCAATGATGCCCGACCGCCGCTGCCGGAACGTCGCCAGCACCTGATCGTCGGACAGGAGCTTGAGGTACGTGCTCGGGTCCGACTGGCCGTGGTACTGCAGCACCTCGTCCTGAATCGGATACAGCTCCTCGAGAAACCCCGCGCCGACCGGGCGCGCAGCGGAGGCCTCCACGAAGAGCTCGGACGTGGGACGCGACATGATGCCTCTCAGGTGAAGGTGAACGCGGGCGTCAGGATGTCCTGCTCGCCGCCAGTGCGGATGACCTGCAGATCTGCGGGGCCGGGTACGGCACCGATCGCCGGGCCGTCGACGGTGACCTGGAGGGTCGTGTCGTCGACGACGGTGAAGGGGCACGAGTTGATGGCGACCTGGACGTCGACCGCCCCCAGGAACCCCTTGCCCGTGACCGTCAGGACGGTCACGGCGGTGCTGTCGACCGACGCGGGCGCGACGCTGACCACGTCGACGTCGCGCATGGGCGAGGAGCCGGCGCTGAACAGGCTCGTGTCGAGCTCGTCGGCGTACACCTCCGCGACGGAGCTTGCTGGCACGACGCGAGCGACGACCGTGCGGCCGACGCCGCTCGGCCCACGGACGGTCAAGGGCCAACGGCACTCGTTCACCACGAGCCACTGTCCCTTGGGGAGGTCGATCGTGGTGGCGTTCGCTCCGATGTAGTCGACGCCCGCGACGACGCGGATGCCGCGCCGCGCGTCGGCGAGGGCCGTGAGGTCGTGGGTCGTGAGCGGCGTCACCGTCCGCACGAGTAGCGACTCGACGCGCCCGCGCAGCCACTCGGTGCGGTTGCCGAGGTCCTTGGCCGACTGGTTGGAGGGGCCGTCGACCCCGAACGGCAGGGCGCCGTTGGCCGCGTTGTGGCCGAGGATCGGCGTCGTGTGCTCGACGCGGAACACCCCGGCCCACGTCGGTACGAGGGTCAGGTCCATGTCACTTGCCCTCGAGAATGAGGCGGACCGTCTCCTGCGACGCCGCGTGGGCCGCGTCGGCCTGTGCGCGCCGGGCGATGTAGTCGACCGGATCGTCCGACGCGAGCGCGTCCTCGAAGAGCTTCGCCGCGAAGGGGAGCGCGGCCTCGGGCAGCCGCTCGACGAGCCTGCCGATGGTGTCGGTCACGGACATCGGACCCACTCCTCGCGCTTGCGCGCGTACTTCGCCTCGACGGCTCGGAGCTCCGGGCACGTCGCGACGGTGCGGCCGCGGCACGTCTCGACCGCCTCCGCGATGTAGGCGGTCTCGATGGCCGCGAGGTCCTTCGTCGTGCACGGCGGAGGTAGCTCGCCGGAGCGCGACGAGCAGTTGAGTGCGGTCGTCGCCGCGACGACGATCGCCAGGTACATCACGCCGAGAGGCGCGACGAGACCGAGGGTACGCCGAGCGCTCACGTGCCCTCCTTCGGCGGGATCGCGTCGGTACGGGCGGGGTCGATGCGTCCGGGGTCGGCGACCGGATCGGTACGACGGTCGTCGAGCATGAGGCGAGCGGCATCCTCGGACGTCATCTCGCCGCGCCGGACCTTTTCGAAGAGGTCGAGGTGCGCGGTGCCGGCGGTGCCCTGGGGCACAGCGGGAGGCGGCGGGATCGAGTTGACGTTCACGACGACAGGCTGCGCGGTCGATGCCGTCGAGGCCTGGGCCTGCTGTCCGAGCGCGATGCCGCGCTGCAGATCGGCCATCACGTCGCGCTTGTTCGAGGCATCGAGGGCCGCCTCGGCGACGACGTAGACGGCCGCGACCACCGCCACGATGATCGTGTGGGTGGTCGTCGCGCCGCTCATGAGCGCCGTCAGGATCGCGCCGATCGTGACGAGCAGCTTGCGGGAGAGGAGTCGCTGGAAGAACGATTCGTTTTGCATCACAGGAGCCATCCGCCGGGGAGACGTCCGCCCATGCCATCGCCCCCGGCGATCGTGGCGTGGGTATCGGAGGAACCGTCGACCGTGATGTCGATGGGGCCTCCGTCACAAAGCACGTGCCGCGCGTAGCTCGCGAGCATGAGCGCGATCGCGGCGTCGCCGTGGCGCTGTCCACCCTTCGTGCGCCTCGCCTTCTCGGGCACGCGGGGGACGCCGCGGACGATCTCGACGGAGCGAAGATCGTCGATGGTGTCGGGGTCCGACGCGATGAGGAGGGTCGCATCCTCGAGGTCCGCCTTGAGCGGCGCGGTCTGCTCGCGGTACCACTTCTCGCTCAGCATCACGCCCTCGACGGCCGACGAGCCGGACCGTTGGGAGATCCTCTCCGCGATCATCTGTCCGTTGCCGCGCGCGTCCAGGGCGGCGCCGCGAAGGTTCGGCAGGTGCGAGACGAGCCACCAGATGACGGCCTCCTGCTCGGTGAAAGGCACCTTCCGCATCTCCACCACGAATGGCGTCGACGCGACGCCGCCCTCCTCGACGAGCGGCCACTCGACGCTCAGGTCGCCCGAGCGCGCAAAGTCGCTGCCGAGGTACGTGACCGCGGTCGGAGGAATCGCGGCGACCATCGGTCGGAGCTGCTCGATGAACGCCTCGAGCGAGGCGCGCCGCTGCTCCTCCGGACGGAAGGTGAACTCGTCGTCGCACGTCCAGCGGAGCACGGGCACGGGCCTGGCCCGGGCCGTGAGCAGCGCCGAGGGGAGCCATCGACCCCCGGAGCGCTTTGGGATGCAGTCGAGCTCCTCGGCCGCGTCCTCGCCGTAGGAGGCGCGGATCGAGTCGACCCACTCGCGCTCGCCCGTCTCGCTCCAGTCGCGCCCGGCGACGAGGCAGATGCGTCGGTAGAGCCCGTCGCGAACGGCGTCCTCGAACGTGATGCGGACAAGGCCGTACGGCTTCCGTCCCGACCGGCAGTCCTCCACGAGCTGGTTGAACGCGTTGTCGACACCGTCGTGGGTCGACACGATGACGACCTGGCCGCCCCCCATGAGGAGGGCCATCGCCGCCTTGAGCAGCGCGGGCAGGTCGGCATGGAACGCCGCCTCGTCGATGATGACGAGGCCCTGCTTGCCGCGTAGGCTTCGGGGGGCCGAGCAGAGTGCGACGATCTCGAAGCCGCTCGCGAACGCGATGCGGAACGCCTTGATCGCCCGGTCCTTGCCGTCCTCACCCTGCTCGGTGAAGAGCGCCTCGCCCACCTCGCTCGCGGCCACGTCGAACGAGCGCGCCCACATGGCGCACGCGTCGATGAACTCGCGCGCCATCTCCAGGTTGTACCCGACGTAGAAGGCGTCCATGCCGCGCGCCGAGCGCGACCTCGAGGCGGTCAGTACGGTCTCCGCTGCGATGCCCCAGGTGAGGCCGATGCGGCGACTCTTCTCGATGACCGTCACGTCGTCGAGCGCGATCGCGCGGAGGGCCTTCTGCTGGTAGGCGAGGAGCGCCTCGGGCGTCGCCTCTCCAAGTGCGGGGTGTCCGGTCACGGGAGCCTCGCGAGCGCCGTCGGGCGCGTCGGGGCCTCGCTCGGGGGCGCGATGAGCTCGCGCGCCCGGGCCGTCGCCTCCTCTTTCGAGGGGAGCGCCGCGACCGTTCGAGCGCCCACGGGCAGTCGCTCGTCGTAGACCACCCACTGCGAGTCGGCCCGCGGCAGGATGCGGTACGGCCCGACCTCGATGCCGGGGTCCGGTAGGAGCGGCGACACGTAGCGCCGCGGCACGAGGTTCTCCGTCAGAGGGGAGCGCCCGCGAGGCACGCGCGTCGACGGAGCGAGCAGCTCGTCGACCGACGGGATCGTCGCGAGCTCGCGCCTCACCGGCCCGCCTTCCGGCGCCAGTAGTCGATGCGCGCGCGAGCGACGCGGACCATCGCGGCGTCGCGTTCGATGCCGAGGAACGACGCCCCCTCGAGCATGGCCGCCGCCCCGGTCGTGCCGCTGCCCGCGAACGGGTCAAGGACGAGACCACCCGGCGGCGTCACCAGGCGCACGAGCCGGCGCATGAGAGCGATCGGCTTCGGCGAGGGGTGGTAGTTCCCGCGACCGTCGGGGTCGACGCGGCCGTCGAGCGCCCGCCGAGCCAGCGTCTCGCAGCCGGCCTCGAGCTCGGCGCGCGAGGGCCTGTGGGCGTAGAAGGCGCGCGCGTTCTCGCCGAGGAGGCCGACGGGGCAGCGGGCGTCGCAGGCGGATGCGCAGGTTGGCGCGTGCTCCAGCGTGACGCTCGACGGGAGCCGGTCGCCGACCATGCATGCCCCGACGTTGAGGGCGCCCGTGCCGTGCTCGAGCACGGCGTCCACGACGCGGCACCGAAGTGGCTTGCGGACCAGGATCCAGTGCTCGCTCGCGGGCTTCAGGGCGCTCGACCAGCCGTCCCAGCGGCGGCCCATGTCGCTTTTTGGAGCCCGCTTCGTGACCCGCACCTTCGAGCGCAGCCGTCCCGCGAAGCCCTTGCGCATGTCGTGCGCCATGCGCTCCGCGACGACCTCGCCCCGAACGCCGAGCGCTCGGTCGATCGCCTGGCCGACGTCGATGCCCTTGGGCATCCGGTAGGCGAAGAGGTGCACCCCGACGTCTCGCACCTCGAGGCCCGCGAGCTCGCACGCTCGCGCCGTCCAGTGCGAGGTGCGCGGGTACGCCCAGACCCAGCCGTGAGCGCCGGGCTTGAGCACGCGGGCAGCCTCACGGAGCACGCTCGCGAGCCACTCGGTCCACGCGTCGGCGCCGCCGCGGTCGCCGTCCCACTCGAGACCGAAGAGGCCGATGCCGGCCGGAGGGTCGGTTACGAGCGAGTGGGCCGACTCGGCCGGGAGCGTGCGGAGCACTTCGAGGGCGTCGCCCAGGCGGACGGCGCGGGTCATCGGCGACCTCGCGATGCGAGAGGTGGCAGGGCTGCGGGCGGAGAGAATGGTGCGTGCATGGCCATCCAGTCGGCCGCGCCGCGCCGCGCGTTGCGTACTCTTCTTCACGAGGGCACCTTTTTCGTGGCGGGGCCTTGGGCCAGGAACTTGCCGTCCTCGCCACGTACCGCGGTGCCGCGCGCGACCATGCGGCCGAGGGCCGAGTCGACCGACGAGCGCTTTGCGCCGAGGAGGTAGGCCGCCTCGATGGCCGCGAACGGCTCGTCGCGGAAGTTGCGGGTGATGCGCGCGCTGAGAGCCTCGGCGTCGCCGTAGTCCCAGGCGGACACGTCCTCGCCGCGAGACCACGCCTCGAGCGTCTCGACCCAGCGCTCGTAGGGAATGCGCCCGCGATGAAGGAGGTCCATCGCGCGGTCGAGCTGCCTCGCGCGGTCGATGTTCGGGGCAGGGCGCCGGCGCTTCACGCGGCCTCCTTGATGCCGAGGATGCGACGACGGACAGCCTCGACGGTCTCGTCGGAGATGCCAGCCTCCCGCATGGTCGACTCGGCCGCCTTCGCTGCCTCCTTGGCTGCCTGCGAGCGGATCTTGAGGACGGTGTCGGCGTGGTGCTTCGACGCCATCGCAAGGTTCGAGATGGCCTGCGACACACGGACGGCGAGCTTGATGCGCTCGTCCGCGTCGAGGTCCTCCACGTCCGCAGACATGATGTCGAAGAGCATCGCGTGGGTCTGCTCGACGACCACCTGGGATACGTCCCGCTCCGGGGCGTCGGTCAGGTTGCGAGCGATCGCGTCGGCCACCTCGCGCTTCGAGCGCAGCTCCTTGGCGATCTCGTCCATGCGCTTCGTGCGCCGGTAGGCTGCGGACTTCGAGAGGCGGATATCGAACCCCTCCGAGCGCATCTGCTCGACGACCTCCATGACCGCGCATCGGCGGCTCACGAGGCGCCGGTCCAGCTCGGCGAGCGTCTCGGGGTCGATGAGGTCGGTGCTCGCGCGGCCCATCAGGCGCCCCTCGGGATGGTGAGGCTCGGGACGCGGACGCGACCCTTCACGGCGTCGGCGCCACGCGCCGTGCTCGCGGCCGACCGCTCGCCCTGGCGCGACGTCTCGATGACGACGAGCTCGTGCTCGGCCAGCCAGTGGAGGTCGACGCGAACGATGTCGAGCGACGCCGCGAACCCGTAGGGCTCGAGCGCGCCCTGGATGTCGCCCTCGCTCCGCAGCTCTCGCGCGACCCCGGGCACCTCTCGCGCCCCGTCGGCCCAGTCCTCGCCGCTGCGGGTCAGGGTGACCATCCAGAGGCCGGGCATCGCCTCGCTGAGGCGCACGAGGTCTGCGTCCTGCAGCCAGTGGAGGTCGTCGCGCACGAGGTCGTAGGTCGCCCGGATGCCGCGCTCGCCAAGGACCTCCTTTAGACTGCTCTCCGAGGAGGCGAGGTCGGACTGCTGGGCGAGGTAGGTGAGGACGATGCCGCGTCGCCGCTCGGCGATCGGGACCTGGAGGATGCGGAGGATGGCGCCGCGCCGCTCGGCGCGCGTGTGCTCGTCGAGCGACATGTCACCCTCCTCGCTGGGCGTGGTAGGTCTCGTGCCGCTCGATGCGTCGCTCGAGCCCCTCGACCGATTTCTCGACCGTGACCGCGTGCCCCTCGATGCGCTTCGAGAGCTGGTCGACCGACGTGCCGAGCCCGACGACACGCTCGCCCAGGGTCGAGAGGTCCCCGCGGATACCCTGCGCGGCCTCCTTTGACGCGGCCGACGCGAGCCGCACCTGGCACTCGCCGATCTGGCTCGCGAGCGTGGTCTGGCGCGAGCGCGCGTCCTCGAGGCGCGACCGCTCGAACTCGAGGTCGCGCTGGAGCCGGTCGCGGTCGGCCTGGTAGGTACCGACCTGGCCCTTCAGCTGCGCGAGCTCGAGCTGCGTGTCGGTCGCCCGCTTCTCGCCCTCCCGCATCGCCGCGATCTGGGACCGCAGGAAGAGCGAGTAGACGCCGACGCCGATGTTCGCGACGAACGCCAGCAGCCAAAGAAAGAGGGTCATGCTGGCATCGCCGTGCATGACCCTCGTTGTGCCCTTTCCGAAGGGCGTCGGATTCCCGGTACAGGCCCGGGCTAGAAGAGCTTCGTCTGCCTCGGGTCCTCGTGGGCCGGGACGTCCTCCGTCGTGAGGACCCGCCGCACGTACCGCTCGCCGACGTGCACCCTGAGCGCGATCTGACGATGCGTCAAACCGCCCATCTGCGCAAGGTGGATGATCTCCGCCTTGCGCAGGGCGATGTACGTGCCGCGCGGAAGGTCGATGTACTGACCGCCGAAGCGCTCGACGATCGCCTCCCACTCCTCGCGGGTGAGGACGGACGCCCAGAGGTGCGTCTCGGTCGGCCGCTGCGGGATGCGGACGTGGTCGAGCCCACCGAACTTCGCTCCGAGCTTGAGCGCGCTCTCACGCCCGATGACGCGCGCGATGTCCGCGAGGACGGTGGGCCAGCTCGCGAGCTCGTCCTCGCTCACGCGGCCCCCGTGGGCCCGCGGCGGGCGCGGGCGAGCATCGCCTTGACGGCCTCGAGCACCTTCGTCGCGTCCTCGGGGCCGAGCCACGCGAGCTGCTCGACCCCGGTCTGGCGACGGACGAAGGCCCGGAGGGACGCGCCGAGGTCGTCGGTCCGAAGCCCACCGACGCGGGCAAGCTCGGCCCACATGACCTCGATCTTCCGTGCCAGCGGCGAGGCCTGCCGCTTCGCGGGCGTGTCCTTCCAGCCCGAGCGGCGCATCGCGCCGAGTACGAGCTCGAGCTGGTGGACGGACATCGAGCCCGCCGACTCGGCACCCGCCGCACGCTGCAAGAGCGCACGGTAGGTGTCGTCGTCGAGCCCGAGGGCCTTCTTGCCGATGTGGACCTTGGCCAGGAGCGCTCGGCGAGGGTCGCTCATCGTCGCCTCCCGGTGCAGGTCGCGGTGTGGCTCGTGTAGCGCTCGCGGAAGGTCATGAGGTCCGCCGGCGAGAGCGCGTCGACGCGAGCCACCCCGGGCGGAGTGGCCGTGGTCATGCGCACCCAGTCGCCCTTCGGGTTCGGGTCCTCGTCGAGCGCGACGAACCGGCCGCGCTCGGTGAGGCCCCAGAAGACGAACTTGCCGCACGCGGCGCAGAGCTTCGTCTTCATGCCGCGCTCCGCCGGGCGCGGTGCCGGCGCCAGATGGTCTTCCCTCGGTTTGCGCGCAGCTGGTAGGCGCACAGAAGGTAGTGGTAGGCCGACGTGAAGGTCCCGTTCGCCGCGCACTCCGAGGACAGGAAGAGGTAGCCGGCCGCCGCCCCTTCGCGCCACGCGCGATGCCAGTGCGTGAGAACGCCCCACGGCGCGACCACCTTGCCGAGGTGGGTGAGACCGACGGGCGTCTGCCGGTAGGGGGCGAGCTTCAGCTCTCGCAGGACCGACAGGATCGACGGCCGCCGCTTCGCCCCCTTCTTCTTGCGCGCGGCCATCAGTGCACCTCGCGATCGCGCTTCGTGAGGGCGCGCTCGAGCTGGGACAGGAGCTCGTACGCGCGACTGCCATCGGGGCGCGTCACGGTCGTCACCTGCGGCCGCCCAAACTGCGCCGGCCGATCGAGGCCGAGCGCCAGCCCTACCGTTCGCTCCTGGAGGCCGGCGATGAGCCTCGCGGCCGTGAGCGTCGAGATGCGTACCGCGCCGGGCGTGCCCAGGCACGGCTCGATACGGACCTCGAGATCGCGCCCCACCTTCGTGATGAAGATGCCGCCCTTGCAGTCCACCCTGCCGCAGCTCACGCGACCTCCGCTTCGATCGCGAGGCCCATGTAGGCCGCCGCGTCGACGTAGGAGTCGCGGTGCGTCGGTGACGCCGTCGTCCGGACAATCTTGAGGAGCGCGAGCATCGTGGCCACCTCGCGGGGGGAGACGTTCGTCTCGAGCAGGATGGACCACATGCCTGCGACGCGCTCGAGCCCGGCAGTCGAGTCGCCGTACGTGTCGCCGCGGTCGCCGATGGTCGTGCGTGCCTCCGACAGGATGCCCACGGAGACGCGCTCGGCGCCCTCGTCCGAGCACCGGAGGCACGCCGCCTGGCCCTTGGCGTTGGTGCGGAGGTCCGCCGTGATGCGCGAGCACCGAGGGCACTGCTCCTGCGGGAGCACCTCGATGAGGTCGAGGCCGTAGTCGCGGACGACCCCCGCGAGCTCACGGATCGTCTCCTCGATGCGCTGGAGCGCCGTGTCGGCGTCGCCCTTCGCGACCGCCTCGCACGCCTCGGACGCACGGAGCGCGGCCTGGCGTGAGCGGGCGAAGGTGCTCTCGGTGCCGTGCTCGGGGCTCGCGCTCGTCGCCGCCGCCACCTCTCCGGTCAGGTTCTTGGGGACGACGCACTCGCCGTAGCTGGGGACGACGCTCATTGGGCACCTCGGGGACGCAGGGGTTGGTAGGTTTCGGTGTCGGCGATGCGCTCGTAGACGCGGACGTAGCTCCTCGTGGAGGCGACGTGGACCGAGTCCGCGATGGCCTGCATGGCCTGCTTCCACGTGGGGTGGTCGATGGCGATCTTGCGGAGGCTCAGGATGCGGCCGACCGACACGCGCCCCGACTCGACCTCGAAGGCGTGGTCGACGAGCGCGCGGATCTCGTCGCTCGAGCCCGGGAGCTGGTCCTTGATGAACCCGTCGATGAGGCCCTTGGCGATCGTGATGCGCTCGTCGAGCTGGATCTGATCCTGGAAGCTGTGCACCACGCGGTACCTGCCGTCGTAGCTCGTGAGGCTGACGCCGCCGCGGCGGCCGCCGCGAGGCACCCCGTACTGCTCGGCCGAGAGCGACACGAACGCGGCGATGTCCTCGACCTGTCGGCGCTCGTGGGCGTGGGTCGCGTCGACGTGCTCCTGCTCGCGCTTGGCAAGCTCGAGCACGAGGTCATGTCGCGCTCGGTCGATCGGCCTGACGAGGCGCTCGGGCACCCAGCGTCCCTTCGCATCGAACATTCCCTCGCCCGCGGGCGGGCCCTTCATCGTGTCGTCGGTCATCGGCTCGGTCCTTTGTTGGTGTCGTGGTTGGAGAGGGCACGGCGCGCGGTCTCGGCCCGACGGCGTGCCTCGGCGAGCTCGAGCTCGAGCCGGCGCACGGCGCGCTCGGCGTTCTCGAGTCGGGCGACCAGGGTGCAGCGGGCCGTCACGGTGCGCCCCCCATCGAGGCCGGAGGGATGGTCTCCTCGGTCGCGCTGCGGACATAGCGGTCGATGCCGCGGGTCACGTCGAGAGGCTCGACGTCGAAGATGGCCGCGATGGTGCCGAGCCGCATACCGGCGGCGGAGAGCGCGGCCCAGAGGCGGCAGCGTGCCCGGTGGGCCTGCTCGCCGGTCGGGCGCACGATCTCGCCGACCGGGATGCCGAGCTCGCGCGCCGTCGTCTGCGCGGCGCTGAGGAGGCCGCGACCGTCGAGGTCGCGGAGGATCTCTGCGGTGTTGCGCATGGTCAGACCTCCGCGTCCAGGAGGTCGATGGCGGCAGCGAGCGCGTCGGCGGTGACCGCCGCGCCGTTGGATCGCGCGAGCTGGAGCACTTTCACGACGCCGCGGAGGGCCCCGGGGCGAGCCGCCTGCGACGCGATCATCTCCATCGCGTCCGCGTCCTCGATGCCCCACGCTCGGCAGAGCGCGTCGATGTCTCCGGCCGTCGGCCGCTTCAGCTCCACCTTGATGCCGACGCGGCTCGAGATCTGGGCGTACTTGGCCCACTTCATCTTGCCGCTGAAGCGCTCGTAGACGGTGTCGTTCCCCATGAACACGAGGCCGCAGCCTGTGGCGTCGTGGATCTGGCGGAGCTCCTCGACCGCCACCATCGAGAGGTGCTGCGCCTCGTCGATCACGAGCAGCCGACCGGCGCCGCGCCCGATGTGGGCCCGGATGCTCGCGGAGATGCGCCGGGCACCAGAGAGCGTCTCGTGGACACCCACTCGCTCGGCGACGGCCTCGAGCGCAGGGACGAGCGCGGCGCTCGCCGGCGTCATGGTGGCCACCCAGACGCTGTCCGGGTGCTCGGACGCGAAGTGCGTCGCCGTGCGCGTCTTGCCGATGCCAGGGACGCCGCACACGACTCCCATGTCACCGTGCTCGAAGGCGAAGTTGAGGACGCGGAGCACGCGCTCCGCGCTCTTCGTGGGGACCCACCTCAGGAGGGCCGGGTCCTTCCTGCGCTTCTTCGAGATCGGGGTCACGGTGGCCGGAGGTTTCGGTGTGTTATTCATGGACGGTCCTTTCGTTGCTGGTTGGGACATGGGCGGCACGCGGTCAGGCGTGCCGCCCGCTTTCATTCGCCGAGGGCCGCCCGGATTCGGGCGAGCCGGTCGTTGTCGTCGGACGGGGCGGCCTCGGGCTGCCTATCCAGGCTCGCGTCGATGTTCGCGAGCAGAGCGGCGCGCGCCTCAGGGGTCGAGCGAGGGCGCCTGCGCACCTCCTCGGGCACCGCCCGGCCGAAGGCGCCGCGGACGACGTTGTCCGTGCGGGGCTTCCGCGCCCTCGGAGCGATCTCGTCCTGCCAGATGTCGCGCACCGAGACCGCATCGCCGATGGCCGCGGCGGCCTTCGCGGCCTTGACGGCCGCTGCGCGCGGGCGCTCGTCGCGCCGCGCCGACTCGGCCGAGTCGAAGCCGGACGCTGCGATGCACTCAGCGTGGCAGATTGGGCGAAGTGGATCGTTCCAGGGGAACACCCACACGCCACGCTGCACGTGCTGCGGGTCGTAGCGGATGAGCACGCGCTCGCCCATGTGCTCCACGAGCTCCGTCGCGCGGAAGCGGTTGCCGAGGACGACGACGACCGCCTCGTCGCTCCGCACCTTCACGTCGGTGGTCGTGAGCATGAGCCACTCGATCTGCTGGGCGGTCGGACGGCGAACCTTTCCGGCGTCGTACGCGGCGTCGAAGGCCTCGACGAAGGAGCGGCCCGCCGCGACCTCGGAGGTGCGCCCCGGGCGAGTGTTGTGCGCCTCGATCTGGCGACGCACGAGCTTCTCGAAGTCGGCCAGAGGGATGCCTCTCGCGCCGTAGTCGTCCGGCTTTCGATGGGGGGCGTTGCCCGTGTACGCGCCGCCCACGAAGGGGTGCCTCGCGATGTCCTCGCAGAGGTCGCGGAAGGCTCGCTCGATCGGCTTCGACTGCCCGTGGTACGGCTTGGCGAAGTGCGCCTCGACGCGGAAGGCGGTGTAGATGCCCGCCATCTCGTTCTCGTCGAACCCGAACCGCCGGCGCGTCCGCTGCCCGCCCGTCATGACCTTG